GCAGCCAAAGTTGCGGTCACTGACGGCAGACCCACAACACTTACAATCGGCGGTGTCGACTACCCTGCACTATCGTTAAACATACAAATGAAAGCGAGCACGACCTAATGGATTACGAAGTAACCAGCAACCGTCTAAACGGCCACACACGAGGCGACATCATTCGAGAAGCTGATCTGGGCGACCTGACAACTGATTTGTTGTTTCTTGTTCAGGCTGGGCATCTATCCCCACTTAAAGTAAAAAAATCTGCTAAAACTATAGACATAGACCCACAGGAGTAACACAACATGGCGACAACCACCTACCTCTCAAACCCGACACTCACCATAAATAGCGTCGATCTCCAAGATCAGTGCACTAGCGCAACAATTAATTATGTTTACGAGCAATTAGAGACAACCGCGTTTGGTGACACGGCACGCAAGTTTGGTGGTTCAGCGGTGACATCGTTGCAAAACAACAGCATTGAAGTTGAACTTTTTCAATCATACGCGTCAAGCGAAACGGAGCAAACTGTGTTCAGCCTTGTCGGCGTTGTTACAACACTTGTGCTCAAGCCAACATCTGCAGCGGTCAGCGCCACAAATCCTAGTTACACACTGACAGGCGCATACCTTGAGTCTCACACACCAATTAACGCGTCATTAGGCGAATTGTCAACTATCACGCTCACATTTGCTGGTGGCGTACTTACAAAAGCGACTTCATGATCGCGCGGCTTTGGCCGCTGAGAACTAACAAAACAAGCCGCGCCTACAAGCGCCGTACCGAGAGGCAACAATGCAACTAACAATAGAGTGCGTCTATAAAGACGAAACTAAAGCCACCACAATCACAAAACTATTTACAACTGTTTTGTGGGAACGCAAATTCAAAACTAAATTGTCTCGAGTCGCCAATGACGGTTTAAGCCAAGAGGAAATTGCTTATCTTGCGTGGGAGTCATTCCGCGATGACGGCGTAAAAGTACCAGACGACTTCGACCAGTTTCAAAAATTACTTAAGTCTTGTTTGCCAATTGAGGCTAACGACCCAAAAGCAGACGCGGTTCTTACCGCTTCGGATTAGCGCAGATACTTGTGGCAACCGGGTTTTGGCCGTCCGAGATTAGATTTGAGATTGACGATATGAACACGGTTATTGAACTTATTAACAAAGAGCGTAAATAATGCCTGCAACAATGACAGTGCGCGTTGACGGTGTTAAAGACACAATCAATCAATTAGGCAAAATTAACAAAGAACTGCAAAAACAATTTAAGGCTGACGCTACACGCATCGCTGAGCCGGCATTAGACGCTGGTCGCAAATCGTATGCTCGACTCAATAACGAGGCAGACCCTTATGCGTTATCTGGTATGTCTCGCAAATGGACGCAAAACGGTCGCAAAATTTTCCCGTTAACAGTTGCTAAAGCAGTTAAAGGTGTGTCAATGAAATTTGATACAAGACGCAGAGCTATTGGTGTAATTCTTATTATTCAAAAAGATGTTGCTACCGCAGTGTTTGAGACCGCTGGTCGTAAAACATCTAACAAACTTGGTAAGTCACTCGGGTCTATTGACTCAGGTAAGACTCGACTACTGCAACCAGCGGTAGACGGTGCGCGCGACAAAATAGAAAAAGAAATGAAACAACTTATTAAAGATGTGACACAAACAGTGCAGCGAGGTATGTAATGGCATTATCTATACCGATCATTAGCGAGTACGACGGTGCAGGAATAAAAAAAGCAATCGCGCAATTTAATGATCTTGAAGGCGCTGGCGCTAAAGCAGGGTTTGCGTTAAAGAAGGCTATGGTGCCGGCTATTGCGGTGCTTGGTGGTTTAGCAGCTGGTCTTGGTGTTGCAACGAAGGCTGCAGTCGAAGATCAAAAAGCACAGGATTTGTTGGCTAACCAGTTGCGTACTAGCGCTATGGCTACTGATGATGTCATTAAACAGAATGAAAGTTTTATTACTTCAATGTCAATGGCAAAGGCGGTTGCTGATGATGAGTTAAGGCCGGCTATGGCTAATTTGGTTCGGTCTACTGGTTCGGTTGAGGTCGCGCAGGGTCTTATGTCGACTGCGTTAGATATTGCGGCTGCTACTGGCAAGGATTTGGAAACGGTCACACTGGCGTTAGGTAAGGCGGCTAATGGTCAGACTGCGGCGTTAACAAAACTTGACCCATCGCTTAAAGGTGTTATTGATAGCAGTAGCACGCTTGATGAGATTACTGCTGCGTTATCGGTTTCGTTTGGTGGCGCTGCTGATGTTGCGGCAAAGTCTTACGAGGGTCGCATGAAGTCGTTGTCTATTGCGATGAGTGAAACTAAAGAGTCAATTGGTGCAGCATTGTTGCCGGCGTTAGAGGCGTTGTTACAGGTGTTGCAACCGTTGGCGGTGTTTGCACAAGAAAATACGAAAGTGTTTTTAATTCTTGTTGGAGTAATTGGCTCGGTCGCTGCAGCAGTTGTGGCAGCCAATATTGCTATGAAAATTTATCAAGCAACATTGATTGCAACAAAACTTGCCACTATTGCATTAAATGTTGTCACAAGCGCCAACCCATTCGTACTGGTTGCAACTGCAGTGGTTGCGTTGACTGCAGCAATGGTGTTTCTTGAAATTAAGTTCAGCGCCATGTCTCGAGCATTTGACATGTTTGGTAATGCGATCATTGTTGTTACTGGGCCGTTAGGCGTCCTTATTGGCATGTTGCGTAAGTTAGATAGTTTGCGTGAGAGTCTTGGCGGTTTTAATTTGGGTGGCATAAAAATACCGGGTTTTGCTGACGGTGGAATTGTCACAAAACCTACTTTGGCAATGGTGGGCGAAAAAGGCCCAGAGGCAATTGTGCCATTGGGTAAAGGTTTAGCCGGCGGTGGCGTGACAGTTAATGTGACTGGCGGTTTGTCGACTAGCGCGGAGATAGGTCAAGCGGTGGTTAATGCTTTGCGCGCATATAACAGGTCTGCAGGACCAGCAAATATACAGGTGGCGTAGTGGCTGGCGTTGCTGTTGTCGGGTCTGGTAACTATTCGCTTGAGATTGACACAGGGTTTGTGCAAGATGCGTTTATTTTAGACTCGGCTACCGCTGGCGTACTAAACAATACGCAGTATGTGCTTGACGGTACGACTAACTATGCACAAGTTTTAGACGGTTGCACAAATGTTGGCGTGAAGCGCGGTAGACGCGATCAAGGCGACCAATTCAGCGCTGGCACTATGACATTTACGATGCTTGACACTGACGGTATTTTTAACCCGTTTGATCAGCAGTCACCGTATTACGACAGCACAACACAGAAACCCGGATTAGCGCCTATGCGTAAGGTGCGATTGTCTCGATACAGCAACATAAATGTTAAAGAGTATTTGTTTACTGGCTACATAGTCAATTATGAATACAACTTTGCGTTGGGCGGTATTGACACGGTCACTGTTTATTGTGCAGACGATTTTTATTTGCTGGCACAAACCTATTTTGCAGAGTTCAATGTCAGCGAACAGTTGAGCAGTGCTCGACTTAGCGCGGTGCTAGACAGACCTGAGGTTGACTTCCCGATTGCCCAGCGCGACATTGCTACAGGTACGCAGACTCTCGGCGGTGCAGCTGCCTACACAATTGATGACGGTACAAATGTGCTTGAATATTGTTCGCGCATACAATTAGCAGAGCAGGGCAGATTGTTTATGTCTCGAGACGGCGACATCACATTTGATGCAAGGCTAGGTAACACGCTGTCAGGGTCTATTGCAGATTTTCATGATGATGGGACAAATTTTAAATACAACGGTGTAGGCATAAGTTTTGAGGCAGATCAGGTCGTTAACAGGGCATCAGTGACTATTGCTGGCGGTAACACGCCACAAGTAGCAGAGGACTTAACTAGTCAGGGCGTGTACTTTATACAGACTGAAAGCATCACAGAGTCGTTGCTACACAATGACGCTGCAGCATTGTCACTGGCAGAGTACTTGTTAGAGGGTGAGCCTGAAGCGCGTTACACAAGTGTTGAAACACAGTTCAACATGTTGACTACAGCCCAGCGCGACACTCTGGCCACAATAGATATTGGCGACACGATCACGGTAGAAAAGACATTTGCCAGCGGTGCCGGCACAACAGAACTGGCACAAGAACTAGCAATTGAAGGCATTGAGCACAGTCTGAGCATTAGCAACGGTCACAGCATCGCGTTATTCACTTCGCCTACAACGATCGTATTTGAGTTAATACTTGACGACGCTATTTATGGGGTTATCGCCCCGTCAGACAATGTTTTAGGATAATCTAAGGAGAACCATGACTACACGCCCAACTTTTGTCGCCTCACAGGTGCTCACAGCAAGTGAGCAGAACCAACTTGCTACAGCCATTATTGCTATTAACGCCCAGACTGGCGCAACCTATACAGCGGTGTTAACTGACGACGGCAAACTTGTAACCATGTCAAATGCAAGTGCTAACACAATTACAATTCCACCAAACAGCGGTGTGGCGTACGGTATTGGTACACAAATAAACATCGCTCAACTTGGTGCAGGCCAGACAACAATTGTTGCTGGCGCTGGTGTCACATTAAACAGTGCTGGCACAAAACTTAAATTAAAAGAACAGTACGCGGTTGCAACATGTGTAAAGACCGACACCAATACATGGTTTGTTGTCGGCAATCTGTCGGCGTAAGCCATGCAAATTCTCAGCGGTGTTGGCGCACCAGTAAACCCACCGACAGCAGTTGACTTTTTGGTTGTTGCTGGCGGTGCTGGCGGTGGCGGTGCAACAGCAACTTTTTTTGGCGGCGGCGGCGGCGGTGCTGGTGGTTTGCGTTCAACTGTGACAACAACTGGCGGTGGCGGTTCTTTGGAATCGGCGTTATCTGTAACGCCTGGTGTGACTCTGACTGTCACTGTCGGTGCTGGTGGTGCTGGTGCGACTAGCGCATCAAACAACGGCACGAATGGATCTAATTCTGTTTTTAGCACGATCACTTCTACAGGTGGTGGCGGTGGCGGTTCAGGAAACACTTTGACAGTAGGCGGTAGAGACGGTGCGCTTGGCGGTTCAGGTGGTGGCGGTGGCGGTTCAATAAACTCTCTACCTACCTCTGGTGGTGGTGCTGGTACAGCAAATCAAGGTTTTGGCGGTGGCGCAGGCCAACAAGATAATGACCAGCGAGGCGGTGGTGGCGGTGGTGCAGGTGCTGTTGGTGCTAGTGGTGCAGCAAGCGCAAACGGTGGCGCAGGTGTAGCAGTAAGCATTACAGGTTCATCAGTAAATTACGGTGGCGGCGGTGGCGGCGGTTTTTATGGCACTACAGGTACTCAAGGCAGCGGCGGTAGTGGTGGCGGTGGTGCTGGTGGCGCATCGAATAGTAACGGTGTAAACGGCACAGCAAATCTTGGCGGTGGTGGCGGTGGTTCGTCTACTAACTCAAGCGCAACCACTGGTGGCAACGGTGGTTCAGGTGTGGTAGTAATTCGATACGCAGACACATTTGACGCAGCAGCAAGCACAACAGGTTCACCGACAATAACTGTCACAGGCGGCTATCGAATCTACAATTTTACTGGTAGCGGAACGATCACATTCTGATGGCATATTTTGCACAAATAGTTGACGACCTAGTCACAGATGTAATTGTTGTAAACGATGACATCACAGACGGTGCACAATTTGCGCACGATCTATTAGGCGGCGAATGGGTGCAAACATTTGAAAACACAGAAGGCAAAAACTATGCAGGTATTTTTTACACATATGATGCTGTTAATCAAAATTTTATTGCACCACAGCCTTACCCATCGTGGGTACTTGACAGCAACGATGTATGGCAAGCACCAATTCCACAACCACCACCGCCGCCTGACACCTACTGGGACGAAACAACGCAAACATGGCAACCATTCGTGCGATAATCACATGTGTAATTTTGTCGGCGTGCACAGTCACCAAAACAAACGACGACACGATCTATAAAACTAAAACAGTAGAAAGGCCATGCCAAAATGTCACCGCGGACAGATGCGAGATTAGAAAATGAGGCCCTGCACGCTCGACTAGTTTTTATAGTCGGCGTAATAATGGCGTGCACATTTGCAATAATGGTTGTCGGCCTACTGTTCGGCATGCTGTTTGTAAACATGCCGGCTGAACTGTCACCACTTGACGGCAGCATTGTTGACCTACTCAGCACGATCAGCGTGTTTTTGACAGGCGCGTTGTCTGGTCTAGTTGCGTCTAACGGTATAAAAAAGAATCCAAAGGCGGAGACAGAATGAAACCGTACACAATTAACGCAGCGCCAGTCACCACAGGGCCACTTGCTGGCATGGATTACTGGATTACGCGCGCTGTAAAACACTCTGAAATTTCGCTATGGAATAACGGTTCATGGGTTGTGCGCGATGTCAAGGGCAAACCGGGCACGATCAGCAACCACGCAAAAGGCGTAGCAGTCGACTTGTCGTACAGGCTTGTACCTAACACACCGGGCAAATCTATTTACATGGGTCGCCAGCGCTCGTTGCCGTACATCATCAAATTGTTGGAGAACGCGGACACACTTGGGATAGAACTTGTGATTGACTATGCGATGAATCGGTCGTGGAAATGTGATCGCGCTACATGGAAAGGCGGCGCATTTACTGCTGGCGATTGGTATCACATAGAAATAAATCCTGTAATGGCAAACAGCCGAGAACTTGCAAAACAGGCTTGGGATAAGGTGTTTGGGGTAATCCCCACTATCAGTAAACCTGTGTAGTAA